CTGGACGATTTTATCGTTACGGCGGCCGCAGGCGGTGGGCTAAGCGGTCTTCTGGGTCTGGTTACGGAAACTGATACGCCGCTGGCGATTGCGTCGGCGGCCAAGGCCAAGGCGTTATCTCTGGTTACGGAGACGGACACCCTTCTGCCGCTGACAACGGCCAAGGGCAAAGCCCTGGCCCTGGTTGCGGAAACGGACAGTCCTCTGGCTATCGCAGCGGCGGCCAAGGACCGCCTGTTGGCAATCGTCTCCGAAACCGACGCTGTTCTGGCGCTGGCGGCGTCCAAGGCTAAACCGTTGGCGTTTGCTACGGAAACCGACACTGCGCTGCCCTTCGTTGTCGGGTTGAGTGCGCAGTTGGGGCTGATTGTCGAAACCGATACGGTTCTGCCGCTGACCGGGCTCAAGATCAAGCCTTTGGCCGTGGTTACGGAGTTCGACATGGCCTTGCGTCTGGCCAATGCTCCGGGTGGGCAGATCCTTATCCCGCTGATGCGGCGCCGACGGCGGTAGCTACCCTTTTGTGCGCGGCTGTGGTATTGTCCATCGCAACACGTTGGGGTTATCGCAATGTCGGCTAGTGAAGTTTCGATTTGCAATCTCGCGCTTCAAATGCTTGGGGCGGAGCGGATTACGTCCTTGACGCAGGACCACCCGAACGCCCGGCATTGTAATAATGCATACGGTGCCATCCGGGACGCCGAACTGCGGGCGCATCCGTGGGGGTTCGCCAAGAAGCGGGCTGTTCTGACGCCGCATGCGATGGCGCCGGCTTTCGATTTTACTTATGCGTTTCCCCTCCCGTCCGACTGTTTGCGGCCGTTGCCTCCGGCGCGGACAGATCTCGATTGGCAGATCGAGAACCACGAAGGTGCCAACGCGATCCTGACCAATGACGGGTCCAGCATTAACCTGACGTATATCGCGCGGGTTACGGACCCGGTGCTGTTCGATCCACTGTTCGTACTCGCGCTTGCGGCCTCGCTGGCGCGGCATCTGGCGGAACCGATTACACAATCGAATACGAAGAAGGAGGCCGCGGGCAACTGGTACAAGGCGGTCATGTCGCAGGCGCGCCTGGCGAACGCGATTGAGCAGATCGCGACGGAGGCCCCTGAAGATCCATGGCTGGCGGCGAGGCGGTAGTCTATGCCCAAGGTTTCGCCGATTCAGAACAATTTCAACCGCGGAGAGGTTTCGCCGCTTCTGCGGGGTCGGGTTGATCTCAAGGATTACCAGGCCGGACTTAAGGTCTGCCTGAATCATATCCCGCTTATTCAGGGGCCGTTGCCGCGGCGCCCGGGAACCAGATATGTGGCCGAAGTGAAGGACTCGGCCAGGAAAACCCGATTGCGCCGTTTCGAGTTCTCGACGACGCAGGCGTACATTATCGAGATTGGCGACCAGTATATGCGGTTTTACCGCGATCACGGGCAAATCGTATCCGGGCCTACACCGGTCGAGATTGCGACGCCGTATCTGGAAGCGGACCTGTTTCAACTCAAGTTCACGCAATCGGCGGATGTCCTCTATATCACGCATCCTGGTTACGCGCCGCGAAAGCTGACCCGCACGTCGCACACGGCATGGACGTTGACCCCCATGGCGTTCCAGGACGGCCCGTATCTGACGACAAACTCTACGTCAACGACGCTTGCGCTTAGCGGCACGACCGGATCCGTCACGGTCACGGCGTCTTCGACGACCGGGATCAACGGCGGCAGCGGCTTTCTTTCGACGGATGTAGGGCGGCTGATCCGATGGAAGGACCCGGCCGGAAACTGGACCTGGCTGACGATTACGGCGGTAATCAGCACGACGCAGGTGACGGCGACCGTTTCCGGTCCCGATGCGTCGCTCGGCACGGCCACCGTGAACTGGCGTCTCGGTCTCTGGTCGGATACGGACGGCTATCCGGCGACGACTACGTTCTTCGAGGACCGGCTGTGTTTCGCCGGGGCGCCCGCGGCACCGCAGCGCGTGGATATGTCCAAGACGAGTCTGTACGAGACGTTTGCGCCGACGGCGGCTGACGGGACCGTTGCGGACGACAATGCGATTGCCGTTACGCTGAACTCCAACGATGTCCAGGTCGTCCGCTGGCTGGTCGATGACGAGAGGGGTTTGCTGGCCGGGACTGTACGCGGCGAGTGGTTGGTACGACCGTCTGCGCAGGGTGAGGCGCTGACACCGACGAATGTGACGGCCAAACAGGCCACGACCTACGGCAGCGCAGATATTCAGGCGCTTCGCGCCGGCAAAGCGGTTTTGTTTGTGCAGCGAGCCGGGCGCAAACTGAGAGAGTTGGCGTATCGGTTTGAGGTGGACGGGTTTCGTGCGCCTGACATGACGGTCCTGAGTGAGCATATCACGATGGGTGGCATCGTGGAGATGGACTATCAGCAGGAGCCGCAATCCGTTATCTGGGCCGTTCGAAACGACGGGACGCTTCTGGGCTTTACGTATGACCGGGATCAGCAGGTCTTGGGCTGGCATCGTCATGAGATCGGCGGGTTTTCCGATGCGGCCAAGACGGCGAAAGCCGTGGTCGAGTCTGTTGCGACCATTCCGACCCCGGATGGCACGGCCAACGAGACGTGGCTGATTGTGCGGCGGTATATCAATGGCGTGACCAAGCGATATATCGAATATATGGACAAGATGTGGGAGGAAGGCGATTCGCAGAGTGACGCCTATTTCGTAGACGGGGGCCTGACGTACAACGGCGTGCCCGCTACGACGATTTCCGGGCTTACGCATCTGATCGGAGAGACGATTTCCATCCTGGCCGATGGCGCATCGCACCCCGATAAGACGGTTTCCGCCAGCGGGCAGGTGACACTCGACCGACCGGCGTCAGTGGCGCATTTCGGCTACGGATACAACTCGGACGGGCAGATGCTGCGCGTCAACGCGGGTGCTGCGGATGGGACGGCGCAAGGTAAAACGCAACGCATGCACCGGGTCGTGTTCCGCTTGCATCAGAGTTTGGGGCTGAGCGTCGGGCCGTCGTTTGACAAGCTGACGCCCATCGTTTTTCGCAAGGCGTCGGATTTGATGGATACGGCCGTGCCGCTGTTTTCCGGCGACAAGGAAATGACCTGGGAGGGTGATTATTCTACCGAGGCGCTGGTATCGTGGCGGTTTTCGCAGCCGTTCCCCGGGACGGTTCTGGCAATCATGCCGCAACTTCATACACAGGACCGATGATATACGAAGTGCCGTTTCAGGCGGAACATCTGCTACGGATGGAACTGCAATCGGCGCAGAAATGGTTTACGCGGTATATGGATGTTGAGAAACTGCGCGATCTGGAAGGGGCCTATTCGGTGACGGCCATGCAGGACGGTGAGCCGATCATGTGCGGGGGTGCGGTAGAAATGTGGCCCGGCCGGGCGTTGTTGTGGATGCACATCCGCGAGGGGATCGGGCCGCGAGTGTTTCGGGAGTGCCACTATCGAGTAAAGCGATTCATGGCCGGGCTGCCGTACCGCCGCCTGGAAGCGGCCGTGGACTGTGATTTCAAGGCGGCGCACAGGTGGGTGAAAGCTCTGGGGATGAAATGCGAGGCGCCGAGAATGGCGGCGTATCAGGTGGACGGGCGTGATTGCGCGCTTTACGCGGTAGACAGGGGGCCGCAATGGCACAAGTAGCGACGATTGCCGGTCTCGCTCTGTCTGCCATTGGTACCGTCCAGTCTTTTGCGGCGGCGCGTTCGCAGGCAAAAGCGCAACGGCAGGCGGCGGAGTTCAACGCTGCTGTCGCTCGTCGTAATGCCGAGGTGGCTCGGTCGGCGGCCCGGCAGGACGCAGCGGCGCAGCGGCGGGAAACGATTCGACGGCTGGGGTCCATTCGGGCCTCCGCGGCGGCATCCGGCCTTGGCAGAGAGGGGAGCGTCATTGATATTTTGGAGGAGAGTGCGGCCAACGCGGAATTGGATCACCAGACGATTCTGCACAAGGGCGAGCTTCGCGCGATCGGGCTGCTCGATTCGGCGAATCTGTTCGAAGCGGAAGGGCGCAACGCGGAGCGAACCGGGAACCAGACGGCTACCGCGACGCTTCTGGCCGGAACGGTCGATACCGTTGGGCAGGCGTCCGATATCTTCTTTTAGTCCGAAAATACGAGAGTAGGTGTAATGCCGCGTATTCGTCCATTCGTCTCCACAATCGCCGCGGGCGGTAGTGTCCCGACCCGGCAGGCGACCGCGTCGGCCTTCGGCGGCGGTCCCGGTGCTGCGTCGGCTTCGGCCGCGTTCGGCAAAGTGGGCGATGCGTTCAAGCGTATTCAGGACAACATCGAGCGGCAGGAGGTGTCGGATGTCAACGCCCGGCTCTACAAACTGCGGGCGGACTGGACGCTTCATGTCGAGGAGCGTGCACGGCAGACGCCGCCCGGCGACATGTCGTTTGCGACCAAGATCCGGGAGGAGCTTGCCGACACCCTGGACAAGATGGGCGCCGATATCCAGGGGCGGCGTGCGCGGGAGGCGTTCGAGCAGGGTGCAGCGCGGCTGCGCGCCGATATATCGCTCAGTGCTGCGCAGATGCAGGCTCAGTTGGCGGCCGAGAAGGCGTCGTTGGATTACGGGGTGCTGTTGGATGCGAGCCGGAACACGTTGCTCAACGATCCGACGCAATACGATTCGTTCCTGAAGCAGGCGTTGCACGATCTGAACGATCCGCGGGGCGGGTTCAGTAACTTGGACGCCAAGACGCGGGCTGAGTTGACGCGCACGACCCGCGAGGAGTTCGCAAAATCGGCGGTGCAGGGACTGATTAGGCTGAACCCTGAGTTCGCCAGAAAACAATTGGAAAGCGGCCGATTCGATGTCGATTTGGACGCGGATACCAAGGCCGCGCTTCTCCGTAACGCGGAAGTGGCTATTCGGGCGGAGGCTACGGAGCAGGAACGCGCGCGTAGAGAGGCCGAACGAAAGGAACAGGAGGCGCAGGAAGCCGAGGCAGACGGCCTTTATGCCAAGTTCGCCGCTGGCGAGTTGACCATGAAGGAAGTGCTTGACTCGAGCCTTCCGGCATTTGGCGACATTTCCAAGGAGCGGTTTCGCCGCCTTATCGCGCAGGAGGTGAAGTCGGAGACGCCCGCCAACATCTCCCGGCAGACAACGGCGCATCTTATGGAGGCTATTCACGCGCCGGAAGATGACCCGCGCAAGGTTAGATCGGTGCAGGAACTCGAGGACCAGTTCATCCGCGGTCGATTGACCAAGGA